CACAGTCCACTAACTACGGTGTTATCGTAGCTGGTCAAGACGATGCTGTTGCTTCTGCTGAGCAGATCAACAAAGTTGAGAACTACCGTGACCCAGACAGCTTTGCTGACATCGTGCGTGGTATGCATCTGTATGGGCGCAAGATTCTGCGTCCAGAGGCACTCCTCACAGTACGTTACAACGCTGCTTAATTGGCTTAACATTGGGGCTGGCTTATTGCTGGCCCCTTTGTGCTTTTCACTTATATAAGGACATCTCAAGATGGCTATTACAACTGCAATGTGCAACAGCTTCAAGCAAGAGCTTCTTGGGGGTGTTCACGATCTGGATACAGATACACTAAAGTTAGCCCTCATCAAAGCTACACCTGCGGGTACATATGATGGTACTACAACTAATTACTCTGACGTAACAGGTAACACTGACGAAGCGGTAGGTACTAACTACACAGCGGGTGGTCAAAACCTCGATGGTGCTACTATTACGCTTGACGGCAGCACAGCTATTGTTGACTTTACTGATGAAGTATTCGGTAACGTAACAGTATCTGCTTCGGGTTGTATCATCTACAACTCTTCTCAAGCAAACAAAGCCGTTGCTGTTATTGATTTTGGTGGTACAGTGAGTGCTACTGCTGGTGACTTGACTATTGAGTTTCCCGCTGCAGCTGCTGCAACAGCTGTAATTCGTATCGCCTAAACACCACAAGGATACCTATCCATGACGATTAAGTTTGCTAATAGAGTTAAAGTAACTTCTTCTACTACAGGCACTGGCACAATTACGCTTGGTCCTGCAGTAGAGAGCTTTCAGACTTTCTCTGATGGTGGTATCCTTGATGGTAACTCTGTACGATATACTATTGTAGACACAAACAACTGGGAAGTAGGCACAGGTGTATATACACACTCTGGTACTACTCTATCTCGCACACTAGAAGAAAGCTCTACAGGATCTCTGCTAAACTTATCTGGGGATCAAGAAGTATTTATCACTACTTCTGCTACAGATATTGAGAATCTAGGTAATCGCTCCATTGATTACTTCTACTACACAGCTACCGCTGGTCAGACAGTGTTTACGGGTAATGATGACAGCAGCAATCAGTTAGCCTTCTTTGAGGATAACGTACTTGTATTCCTGAATGGTGTTGTCCTTGAGGGTAACAGTCAGGATTACTCTGTGTCTGGTAATGACACTATTACCCTTACTACAGGTGCTGCACTCAATGATGAACTTAATGTTGTAGCATTTAAGTCTTTCACTGTAGCTGATGCTGTTCCTAAATCTACTGGTGGACAGTTTGATGCTAACGTAGACTTTGCTGCAGGCATTGACGTTACAGGTAATATTACAGTTACAGGTACTGTTGATGGCCGTGATGTAGCTACGGATGGTACTAAACTAGATGGTGTAGAAGCTGGAGCAACTGCAGATCAGACTGCTGCTGAGATTAAGGCTGCGTATGAGAGTAACGCTGATACAAACGAGTTTAGTGACGCAGAGCAGACAAAACTTGCGGGTATTGAAGCTAATGCTACGGCGGATCAGACAGACTCTGAGATCAAAACAGCCTACGAGAATAACGCCAACACCAACGCATTTACTGACGCAGAACAGACCAAACTCACAGGTATTGAAACAGGCGCTACTGCAGATCAGACTGCTGCTGAGATCAAGACATCTTACGAAAGTAATGCTAACACCAACGCATTTACTGATGCAGAGCAAAACAAATTAACAGGCATTGAAGCTGGGGCCACTGCAGACCAGACTGCTGCTGAGATTCGTGTTCTTGTAGAATCTGCAACAGACAGTAACGTATTTACTGATGCAGACCACACTAAACTTAACGGTATTGAAACTGGTGCAACAGCTGACCAGACAAAAGCAGATATTGATGCTCTTAACGTAGACGCTGATACACTAGATGGACAGCACGGTGCATACTATACGGGCTACACAGATACAGCTGTTGCTAACTTAGTTGATTCCTCACCTGCTACACTTGATACACTGAATGAGTTAGCTGCCGCTCTAGGTGACGATCCTAACTTTGCTACGACTACTGCTACCAACATTGGTACTAAGGTGTCTAAGTCTGGCGATACCATGACGGGTAACTTGTCCTTCGGAGACAACGACAAAGCCATATTCGGTGCTGGGTCTGACCTAGAGATTTACCATGATAGCGCAAGTGGTCAGAGCATCATCCATGAGAATGGCCCTAGCGTTCTTAAAATTCGTGCTTCTGATTTTCGTATATCTAACTCAGCTAATACAAAGGATTACTTATCTGCCAATGACGGGGCAGAGGTTAGCATTAGACACAATGGGGCAGTCAAACTCGCCACCACCAGCACAGGTATAAGCGTAACGGGTGATGCTACCTTTGCTGATAATGGTAAAGCCATATTTGGCGCTGGGTCTGATTTGCAGATTTATCATGATGGTGCGAAAAGTGTCATAGAAGATAGTGGCACAGGTGCATTACAAATAAAAGCTACGGACTTAGAGATTAGGTCATCTACTACAAATGAAAACTACATATATTGCGTAGAAAACGGAGCAGTTACTTTATACCACAATGATGCAGCCAAACTCGCCACCACCAGCACAGGTGTAGACGTAACTGGGACTTTGACCAGCGATGGGCTGAATGTTACTCGTACTGGTAATGGTCAAATAGCTGTACTTCAAACTTCTGCTAGCAGAGGGTTTTCTTTTGACAGTCAATCAGATACGGCACTACAAATCGCATCAGTTCAAGGTTCAACTAATTTAGATTTGTGGGCTAATACCCTTACTTTTAGTGCTGGTGCCGCAGAACGTCTCCGCCTCGATGCGAGCGGTAACTTGCTGGCGGGTAAGACTGCAACAGGATTTGGCACTTCTGGTATAGAGCTAAGAAATGACAACACCTTATGGGTGACACGCAACAACAACACCCCAGTGTACATAAACAGGCTTACTGGCGATGGTAACATTGTAGAGTTTGCCAAAGACGGCTCCACGGTGGGGAGTATTGGGACACAAGGCGGTAATTTTAAAACCAATGCCGCAACCCAAGACTACTACATTACAATGAACGGTGGCATTGATAATGTTGGCAACGACATGTGGGTTCAGGGCAACATTACGCCTTGGGTTAATGGTTATTACAATTTAGGCCAATCAAATTATAAATGGCAAAACCTCCACCTGTCTGGCACAGCCAACGCAGCCAACTTCAACACCACCTCAGACGCCACACTCAAGACCAACGTAGAGACACTCAGCGGCTCACTGGATGCCGTTAAGTCCCTGCGTGGTGTGTCATTCGATTGGCTAGAGAATGGTGGCTCAGAGATAGGTGTCATTGCCCAAGAGGTAGAAGCTGTACTGCCGGATGTAGTCAGCACAAATGACGAGGGCATCAAGTCAGTTAAGTATGGCAACATGGTCGCTGTTCTTATCGAAGCAATCAAAGAACAACAGCTTCGCATCGAAGCATTAGAAGCACAACTTAACAGCTAATAGTGGAAGGACACGAAGATGGCGATTAAAGTTAATGGTACTACGGTTATTGATGATAGTAGGAACCTTGTAAATATTGCGAGTGGGGCTGGGAGCAGCACAACCTTTAATGATGTTGGGACTTATTGTCTGGGATTTTATACTGGACTGGGCATTCACAATGGAGGAGCTACTTTTTCGGGAGGTTCAATTCGTACCGCTAATACTTATGCTGGAGGTGGCGGCACAAGTGGGTCTAGTACTTCCACTTTGTCAGGAACTTGGCGGCTTATGGGAAATATAGGCTATTACAATGGCGGTAACACTGCAAGTAACGCAAACATATCCGGCACTTTATTCGTTAGGATTTCATAATGCCTATTACAATCACAGAAGTCCGTAATGCGGCATCACTACAATCTGACAACCTTCGTATGGATGTAGAGATTAGCCACCCTAAGTTTGGCTGGATACCTTACACTCTTGATCCGTCTGACACAGATACCACCATCAACAACGATGAAGTCATGGCTCTCATTGGCACAGACTTTGCGCCTTACGTTGCCCCTACTCAGGAAGAGCTAGATGCAGCCGCAGCGGCACAGGTTCGCATGGAACGTGACAACATCTTAGCCACAGTCGTTGACCCTATCGTGTCTAACAACTTGCGCTGGGCTGACATGACCGCCGAGAAGCAAGCTGAGTGGGCTGCATATCGCCAAGCCCTCCGTGACATCACAGATCAGGCTGGCTTTCCCACCGACATCACATGGCCCACTAAACCAGAATAATAGGACAATAGTATGACTAAAGCACGTGACTTAGCTGATCTACTAGATGCTAGTGGTAACATTATAGCTCAAGGTACTATTGATGGACGTGACATTGCGTCTGACGGTAGTAAGCTTGATGGCATTGAAAGTGGTGCTACCGCTGACCAAACACACTCAGAGATCCGTGCGCTTATCGTTGACGGTGTTGATACTAATGTATTCACTGATGCTGACCACACTAAGTTAGATGGCATTGAAGCTAACGCTACAGCAGATCAAACAGCATCAGAGATTAGAGCGCTTGTTGAGAGTGCTACAGACAGCAATGTCTTCACTGATGCGGATCACACTAAGTTAAACGCTATTGAAAGTGGTGCTACTGCAGACCAGACTAAGGCTGACATTGATGCGTTAAACATTAATGCGGATACTCTAGATGGTCAACATGGTAGCTACTACACAGGTTACACAGATACGGCTGTAGCTAACCTTGTAGACTCTGCCCCAGGTACACTCGACACGCTTAACGAACTTGCTGCAGCTTTAGGTGATGACCCTAACTTCGCTACTACTACAGCAACTAACATTGGCACTAAAGCTAACAAGACTATTACAGTATCTGCTGGCTCAGGTCTTACTGGTGGTGGAGACTTAACTGCTAACCGTACTATCTCACATGCTGACACAAGCTCTGTCTCAGACGTTAACGGCTCCGGTAACACCTTCATTCAAGACATTGGCTTTGACACTTATGGTCACGTAACCTCTGTTGGTACAGGTACTGTTACTGTAGGTGATGGTGCTATGACTGTTACGGCAGGTTCTGGTTTGTCAGGTGGTGGTCAACTAGGTACAGCTAACCAGAGTGGCGCTTCTAGTATTTCATTGTCTGTAACAGATGCACCCAAATGGACAACAGCTAGAACGCTGTCACTATCTGGTGACGCATCAGGTTCTACATCTTGGGATGGCTCTGGTAATGCTTCTATTAGTGTTACTGTAGCAGATGATAGCCATAACCATAGTAACTATCTTACAAGTAATGCTATCGATAGCCTTGTACCTAGCGGCTGGACATCACCATCAACCCATGCTGCACTAAACATAGGTTACAATGGTAGTGGTGAAACCAGAGCTATAGACATTGACGGTGGCTGGGGTTTTGGTGAAAGTAAGGCTATTTCATTTACTCACGGTTCTACAGACTCTAATCTGGTTGGGCAGTTTAGAGTTAAGTTTGATGGCACGGGATCACGTATGCAATGGGGTAGGTTGTATCATAATGGTGATAGCTCTGTTTACCCGATGGAGTTGCTTTCTACTTCAACTACGGCTGCAGACTTAAATATAAATGGTAATACAGTATGGCACGCTGGCAATGACGGTTCAGGTTCTGGCCTAGATGCTGACCTGTTGGATGGTCTACAATTAACATCGCAGACCACGAACAACCAACCCAACAGAGTTGTTCGCACACAGAGCAACGGCTACTGTGAGTTTGGCTGGATCAACACAACTTCCGGCGACACCTCTTCTACACTATCTCGTATCTATGTTGATACTGGTGATGGTTATATCCGTAAATGTACCCCAGCTCACTTGGCGTCTCAGCTTGGCGGTGGTATTAACGTGCAGAGTGTGTCGGGAACTTCTCCCACCCTTAACGTAGGTTCATTCAATACTTTTACTCAAGATTTGACAGCAAATACGTCAATTTCTTTTTCAAACATTCCTACAAAAGCAAAGTGGTCGTATTATTATTATACAGGCAATGATACAAACGCATTTAGTATAAGTGGATTAGGGGCGGATGGGGTTGCAAACAGTCTTGATAGTCTAGGGCCAGCTTCTGGTAATCTTGGTTCCATAGTTTCAGCAAATACTACGAATTGGCTTTCTATATGTAGTAGTGTTTACGGGCTTGGTAATGGAAACCTAAACGTAGAAAACCTTGCCCTAAAAGAAGACGGTACCATACTGATTATACAGACATATAATAACTCTGTTACTTATTTCAAAAGATTTAATATGTCTACGCCATTTGACCTTTCAACTTTAAGTTATGACGCGGCTAGGTCTGGAAGTATAACTTTGCAGTCAACATCTGCAAATAGAAAAGGAGATCTAAATGGTTATGGTTACTGGCAGCAAAACCAAAACGCATATTCAACTATCAATACGGAAGGGGTTGGTCAGTATCGATTTACTACGCCTTGGGATGCTTCAACAGTAACAGGCCAAGAATTTGTAAACTTCTGGGCTACATCCTCTTATAGCTACCATAGTTGGTGGGGAAACAGCGGCTCATATTACTATCACGTTGATGGTAGCAGCAGGATTTGGCGATATAATTGCTCAACAGCTTATGACATTAGAACCATTACTGGTAATAGTGGAGCCCAAAACGTCACTGATGGGCCGGGCTACGATACTATGAATGGCGTAATGTCTGCTGATGGTACAAAGTTTTATTTTGTTAACGGCAACTCAAGTGCTATTGTCATAAAAGATGTTACACAGTGGCAACCTTGGACCTCTATTTCCACTAAACAAGAGTTTGGAGCAGCATCGGGAAACTATGATCGAGGTTACAACTGTAACCCTACGGGTTATATGACTTTTATTGCAAATAATGCTATTATAATCGCATCACTTGCTGCTTCATATGACCTATCTGTTCCAAGTATAGGAGCAACTTTTGGCGGTGCTGCTGATACATACAGTCGTGTAGACTTTTTCACTTCAGATGGTGGTACAAATATTTATGCAAACGCTGTGTATAACGGCTCTAAAGGCTAGAAAGGATTAAGTATTATGGGGAAGTTTATTTTAGACGGTTCTGTTGTAGACATTGAAGGTCAGGAAGATAGTCTTATGTATTTAGATGTTTCTTTAGATGCTCGTAAAAGTCGTAATACTCGTTTAGCTGAAACAGACTGGTGGGCTACCTCTGACCGCACGATGACCGCAGAGCAGACAGCATATCGTCAGGCTCTACGGGATATTACAGACCAAGCTGGCTTCCCAACAAACATCACATGGCCCCCTAAACCAGAGTAAACAAAACAAAGAGTAATACATCATGTTTGGTTTTACACCCCTAGCTACAACGCCTTTAGCAGCATCCCAAGCGGGTGTCTCTGCTATTGTTATCCTATCCTCTGTTCTGGCTACTGGTAGTGCAACAAATGTAAAGCCAAACGTATCAGAGCTGCTCTCCCCTGTAATTGCTACAGGTCAAGTAGGTACAATAACCGCTAACCCAGACGAAGTTACAAACTCTGTAAGTGCTACAGGTTTTGTTAATGGGGTACAGGTTAACATCTCAGAACTACTAGCCTCTGCAGCAGCTACAGGTGTAGTCTCGCCTGTAGGTTATGACGCAAAAGGCAACCACACTCTTGCTTCTGTATCCGGTACAACATCTATTGAAGCTGTTAGTGCAGGTGGCTTTGAGATTGATATCAGTGAGAACCTTCTTTCTGTATCCGCTACAGGCTCTGCAGGTAGCTTAACAATACACGTATCAGAGCTTCTAGAGAGCGCTCCTGCTACTGGTAGCATTACTGCTATCATACCTCATGCTGACTCAATACAGCCAGTAGTGGGTGTTTCAGCGCAGGGTATAGTAGAACCTACAGCTCTAGACTCCTTTGAGATTGATGTATCAGAGTCCTTGCTTTCGGTAGTAGCAACTGGTACAATAAACCCTGTAACAGTAAATGTAGTAGAGCGTCTAGAAGATGTAGTAGCTACAGCTACAATATCCTCCGTTACAGTTATTGCTGTTAACTTCCCCTTTGAGGCAGATGCTTACAGTAGAGACCGGACATTATACACCACACCCCAACCATTAAACAATGTTGTGCACATAGCAGAAGATAACAGAACAGTAGTTATTGATGCTGTATTCCCATCAAGCAGAACAGTAAACATTGCAGCCTAAAGGATAGCCTATGTCATATAAGTGGCCGGATAAAGATAAAGATGAGTTACTTGACTACAGCATAGACTGGTCTCGTTTCTTAGGAAGTGACGTTGTTTCTGGTGTTACTTGGTATATTGATGACGCAACAGGCACTAAAACAGAAGTAAACAATACAGATATTGTAGATGGATTACAGTTTGTGCAAGGTACTAACACTACAACTGTGGCTACTATACGCTTGAGTTTAGGTACAAATAATAAACGCTACAAGATTACATGCAAGGTAACTACACTAGGTGGACTACAGTATGAGCGCAGTGTCTTTCTGCGTGTCAAGGAGAAGTAAGAATGGCATACGATTACATTAGCCTAGTTAACGACATCAACCGCCGCCTTAATGAAGTAGAGCTTTCCTCTTCTAACTTTTCTGGTGCTACTGGCTACTATAGCTTTGCTAAGGATGCTATAAACTCATCTATCCGTCACATCAATCAAGAAGAGTTTGAGTGGCCGTGGAACCATGTAGAAGAGACAGAAGTGCTGCTTCCTGGTGAAGTGCGCTATAGTATGCCTTACGACAGTAAAACTATTAATATGAACACCTTCCGCATCAAGCGAGATGCAGACCTTAACGTAGGCACAGTCAAACTAAAAGTATTAACTTATGAAGAATGGCTTGACAAGTATGCAGATACTGAGTATAACTCTACAACAAGTGTAAGAAATACACCAACTCATGTTGTACGTACACCTAGCAGAGAGTTGATCTTTTACCCCACTCCTGATAAAGAGTATGAAGTAGTATACGAGTATTTTCGTACAGGCTACGATCTAGAGCTTGCTACAGATGTACCTACATTACCGGAGCAGTACCGTTATGTGATAGTAGATGGTGCTATGTACTACGTCTATCAGTTTCGTGGTGACACACAGGCAGCACAATTATCACTACAGAAGTTTGAGCAAGGTATTAAACAATTACGTAGTCTACATATTAATCGCACAGAATACTTGCGAGACACGAGAGTACATTTCTAATGGCTACACAGTGGCAGACATTCCCTATTGAGTTTAGAGGCGGCCTCATCTCTAACCTTAGCCCTCTACAACAGGGTACTAATGCTGTGGGTTC